AATAAAATGAAAGAAAATGATATTATAACATTAGTTTTTTCTAACGGCATGGAAGTCGTTGGGAAATATGTAGTAGATGATATGGTAAATTATACCATCTATAAACCAAGACTTGTTCAAGTAACAGAAAAGGGAGTTGGACTTGTAAATGGAATTTGCATGACAGGTCAAGAACCAAAGAGTAATGTTCAGTTTGCAAAGAACGGAGTCTTGTTTGTAATTGAAACAGCTACTGAAATTGCAAATGGATGGGTTTCGCAAACAAGTGGCCTAGCGATTCCACAAAAAGGATTACAAGGACTTGTAAGTTAATGCAAATCGAAGAAGATTTTAAACTAGACTTTTCTAATGTGTTGATACGCCCAAAGCGTTCAACACTCAAATCTCGTAAAGAGGTAGATTTGTTTCGTAGTACAAAATTTAGAAATGCAAAAGATAGTAAGGGATTACCAAAGGAATATATTGGTATCCCTATCATGGCATCAAACATGGATGGTGTAGGTACATTTGAAGTTGCAGATGAACTTGCAAAACACAACATATTTACATGTCTGGTAAAGACTTATACATTTGCTGAACTTGTTGCATTCTTTCATTGTCTAGAAGATGACCTTGCATATGATCGTAGACAGAATGTTGCTATGTCTATTGGTACATCTGATGAAGATTTGAAGAAGTTTAGACATGTATATGAAATGACTGATGGAGCGATTAAGTATCTCTGTGTAGATGTTGCAAATGGCTATACTGAAATGTTTAGTAACTTTATTTACCAACTAAGATTGAATCATCCAGAACTTGTTATCATAGCAGGAAATGTAGTTACTGGTGATATGACACAGGAGTTAATTTTAAATGGAGCAGATATCGTTAAGTGTGGTATTGGGCCTGGCAGTGTGTGTACTACTCGTATTCAAACTGGTGTTGGGTATCCTCAGTTATCGTCTGTTATTGAGTGTGCTGATGCTGCTCATGGTTTGGGTGGTCATATCATCGCTGACGGTGGTTGCACAAACTCAGGAGATATTGCAAAGGCTCTTGGAGGCGGTGCAGATTTCGTCATGCTCGGTGGAATGCTCTCAGGACATGATGAAGGTGGGGGAGAATATATATTGGAAGATGATAATCCAATACCAGTAGGAGTTAAGTTCTACGGTATGAGCTCGGAGACTGCAAATGAAAAACATTTCGGTGGACTTAAAAACTACAGAGCCGCAGAAGGTAAAGAAGTCATTGTTCCCTACAGAGGAAGTATTGGAACTACTGTGCATTCTATATTGGGGGGCATCAGATCAACATGCACATATGTTGGAGCAAGACGAATAAAAGACTTGACAAAGTGTACAACATTTGTTAAAGTATATACTACTCATAACACAATTTTTGGAGAATCATAATGGTAATAGATAAAAACTTCCTCTTGGATTATACTAGGTTCGTTGACGAAGTGACCAGTGATGCATCTTCTGATGCACAATCATTTTCGGATGCACTTGATGTAATTGATGGGTTTGGTGTTTCACCAGAACGCATTCTTACTGCCGCAATTGGTATTAGTGCTGAGGGAGGCGAGTTTGCAGAGATTGTTAAGAAGTCAATTTTTCAAGCTAAACCTATGGATGATGATGCACAATATCATATGAAACGTGAACTTGGCGATATTTTATGGTATGTTACACAAGCTTGTATTGCTCTAGGCATTTCTCTTGAGGATGTTATAGATACTAATATACAAAAGTTAGAAGCGAGATACCCAGATGGGTTTGAAGCGTTTCGTTCTGAAAACAGAAAAGAAGGTGACATTTAATGACAGACTTTTTAAAAGAGATTGCCAAGACAGCGGGCAATGAATACGCTGCACTCGTATCTGAAGGTGTAGAGGCTGGTGATGTTGATAACTTTATCGACACTGGTTCTTATATTTTCAATGCATTGTTGAGTGGTTCGATTTATGGTGGACTACCAGCAAATAAAATAACTGCGGTTGCAGGCGAATCTGCAACAGGTAAAACTTTCTTTGTGATGGGTATGGTAAAGTCATTCCTTGATGCAAACCCAGAAGCTGGTGTGTTGTATTTTGAGTCTGAATCTGCAATCACAAAACAGATGGTAGTTGATAGAGGTATTGATCCAAACAGAATGGTTATTCTACCAGTAACAACTGTGCAAGAATTTAGAACACAGGCAATTAAAGTTCTTGATAAATACATGGAGACACCAGAAGATCAACGTGTTCCTATGATGTTATGTCTTGATTCACTTGGTATGTTATCTACCACTAAAGAAGTAGATGATACTGCCGATGGTAAAGAAACCAGAGATATGACCAGAGCGCAAGTTCTAAAGGCTGCATTTCGTGTGTTGACTTTGAAACTAGGTAAAGCGAAAGTTCCTATGGTTGTTACTAATCACACCTATGATGTTGTGGGTTCTATGTTCCCAACAAAAGAAATGGGTGGTGGTTCTGGATTGAAATATGCGGCTTCGTCTATTGTATATCTTTCCAAGAAGAAAGAAAAGGATGGTACAGAAGTTGTTGGTAACATCATTCACTGTAAGAATGCAAAGTCTCGTTTGACTATTGAAAACAAAATGGTTGATGTAAGACTTATGTATGAACGTGGACTTGATAGATACTATGGACTACTTGAACTTGCACTAAAGTATAATATCTTTAAATCAGTATCAACTCGTATTGAGTTGCCTGATGGAACAAAGACATTTGGTAAGACTATTAACAATCAACCAGAGAAGTTCTTCACTGAAGATGTAATGATTAAATTAGATCAGGCTGCATCAAAAGAATTCAAGTATGGACAAAGAGTAGAAGATGAGGTTGTAGAAGATGACGTTGAATCAGATTGATGTAGAAAGTTGTTTTGAGTATGTCAGTTCTGACCATGATGACAATAAATGGACTGGCATAAAACTATTACCAATAGCTGGTGATTATCAAAATATTATCTATAAGTATGGTAAAGTGGAGTTTGGTGAAGAAGAAAATGAAAATGGTGATTTGCCATTGACATTTCATTATGATGTGTTATACTCAAATAATCATACAGAAAAAGAATTGCAAGAAGATAATAACTTTAAGAATTTAATTGGTGATGTTCTTATGGTTATTTTAGAAAGACAATTAAAGGAAGATAATTTAGAATATGTCAATACAGACAATTGAAAGAACGACACTCAGTAATTTAGTTTGGAATGAGCCTTATGCTAGAAAGGTTCTTCCTTTTATCAAACCAGAATACTTTTCTGATCCAAGTGAGAGAGTAGTATTTGAAGAGATTTCCAAGTTCATTGAAAAGTATGGAAATCAACCTACGAAAGAAAGTCTTTCGATTGAACTTGATAATAGAAAAGATTTATCTAGTGAACAATTTAAGAAGGTTGTTGATATTGTTGAAGCACTATCTGATGCACAAGTTGATATGCAATGGTTAGTAGATACGACAGAAAAGTTTTGTAAGGACAAGGCAGTCTACAATGCCATCCTTAGTGGTATTCAAATTATAGAAGGAAAAGATAAAGAACATACTGCTGAAGCAATTCCAACAATTCTATCTGATGCACTATCAGTTGCATTTGATCAGAATGTAGGACACGACTATGTAGAAAATGGTGAAGAACGATTTGAGTTCTATCACAAAATAGAAGAGAAAATAGAGTTCGACCTTGAGTACTTTAATAAAATTACAAAAGGTGGACTTCCACAAAAAACTTTGAACATTGCCCTTGCTGGTACTGGTGTTGGTAAATCGTTGTTCATGTGTCACATGGCTGCGTCAACCCTCATGCAAGGAAAGAATGTTCTTTATATAACTTTGGAGATGGCAGAGGAACGTATTGCAGAACGTATTGATGCGAACTTAATGAATATAACTATGGATGACTTACATGAGTTACCTAAAAAGATGTTCACTGATCGCCTCTCCAAAATACAAACAAAGACCAACGGAAAGTTAATTATCAAAGAGTATCCTACTGCATCTGCCCATACTGGACATTTTAGAAGTTTACTAAAAGAACTGGCACTAAAGAAGTCATTTAAACCAGATATTATTTTTATCGACTATCTTAATATTTGTGCCTCGTCTAGATTTAAGGGGAATGCAAATGTCGGATCATACTTTTACATCAAGGCCATTGCCGAAGAGCTTAGAGGGCTTGCAGTGGAAAATAATGTACCAATTATGTCAGCGACACAAACTACTAGAGGGGGGTATGCAAACAGCGACATTGGGCTGGAAGATACATCAGAATCTTTTGGTTTGCCTGCTACGGCTGACCTCATGTTTGCACTCATATCAACAGAAGATTTGGAAGGTCTAAATCAGTTGATGGTGAAACAATTGAAGAACCGATACAACGACCCAGGCACTAACAAGAGGTTTGTGGTTGGTATCGACAGAGCTAGAATGAAACTATATGATTGCGAACAGGAAGCACAAGATGACATTATTGACAGTGGACAAGATGAAGGAGCAGCATTTGATAAAACAACTTTCGGCGTGGGTCTTGAGAAAGACAAGACTTATGAGAAATTTAAAGACCTCAAAGTATAAAATAACATACTTTGTAAATCAAAACGATCAAAAGTGGGAAGTTGTTGAATTTCCTACTAATGAAGTTGTGCGTACATATAGAAGAAAAGTTGATGCTGAAATGTTCTCAGAACATCTAATATCAAATAAACCATTCGGAGAGTTCCCTTTACCTAAATTTTTAAAAGGTAATATTGACATTCGTGAATAGTTTTGTTATTATAAATAGTATCAGAAAACTATTTGTGCTAATGGAAACTGTGTTAAATGTCTATAAAAAAGTATTATCGTCAG